TCTTCTGCTTTAGCAGAGCAATAGTCGTAGACTAAATTGCAATCTTCGATTGTAAATTCGTCCAATCTATCATAAATGATAGGCAGTTCATCATCGAAGATGATGGCTGGAGTTCTGAAGGTTCGTAGAACCATTTTGTCAAAAGCAGATTCAAGTAAAACTTGAAGGTCGATTTCACGGCCTTCCTTCGGAACTCTGTAAACTGGAATGATGCAATCATTCAGAAGGTCATCCTTGCTTTTAGCAAGAAATTCTGAGACCTTGTTTACAAGGTTACTGAACTTCTCATCGTTGATTGCATCAACGAACCAATCGACTTGACTTCCAGAGTAAACTCTGGCTACGAAGATTTCCAATTCAGAAAAGAACGATTGTATCGTTCTTGGCTGGTCTGAAAGACCAACAAGAGCAAAAAATCTGCCAAAGGCAGAAGGGGTTACTTTAGTAAACACTTGCTTTAGCAACTCATCATCGACTACTTCTTGGACTAAGTCCAAAGTGCTTTGAGCCAATTCGACCAAAGGTCGTTGGAACTTCAAAGGGAAAGCAATCTTGATTGCTACATCGAAGTCAAACTCGGTAACTTCGTTACCAGTTAAGTGATTGATTCGACCTCCTTCGGTTTGGTTTTCGTTCTTTTTGTTATCTTTATGTATCATTTTATACGTCTCCTTCACTTGTTAAGGAGACTAAATGATACTAAAATAACAAGACAGTAGTCCCTTTAGGGACTAACCCCCAGACTTTTGCAATAAGGTATTCTGATACCTTATTGCTAAAAGTAAAGGAAATATCGGAGATATTTTTAGCAACAATTTTTGGTTTGAAAATCGAGGTACTCACCCCTACACATAGAGTCCTTTTAAAGGACTTGGTATTAGAAGTTTTGCGAAAAGCAGGACCCTTTAGGGTCCTGATGTTTTGAACCGACCAATCATCTCGCAAGTACGCGAGCATGGAAAAAATTTCCAGAGGAAATTTCCCGATTTATTGGTTAGTAGTTTCTCAACACTAACCAATAAATATACTCTTTGTTCAAATCGCAACTTCGTTGCTTATCTGATAATCAAGTTCATTCTCGGAATTATGCCGATAGTTGTCCTTTTACTGCAACTTGTTGCAGTATTTCAGTAACTTTGTATCTAATAAGTACATGAAAGGGAACATCAGATTCTAAGGCTAAAGCCTTAGTCCAACGAACGAACCGATTCAAAAAATATCTTCGATAAACTCTTGCGATTTTAGTGCGAGGTTCTCTCTGAGAACCCCATGATAAAAATGCTAAAAATTTCTTAGCAAAACTTCCCCCTTTATATTAGTTCAAACCGAAGGTTTGTTTTGACATAAAAAAAAAAAAAAAGAATCCAGAGGAGGCTGACCTCCTCTGGATTCGGCTTTCAGTACAATAAATTGTACTGATTACGACGGGGTCTTTTTCAAGACTGGGGTTCAGAGAACCCAGTCTTGAATGTCCTTCTTGAAGGCTATCTTACATGGTGAACAAGGTTCACCAAGTAGGTATCCTTCATCGTCTCTTCGGCAGTTGCATTTTGGTTCGGTGTCTTTTGACATTGATACGACTAATACAGCATTGCTTATAGAATTTTCCTTGAACCATTCTCCTTTACTACGTAAAGGAGAATGAAATTGTTAGGGCAACCTAAATCGTCGGCTCGGCAAAAGCCGACACCCCCTTTCCCTAAAGGGAAAGGGGGTGAAATAGTCTGGAGTTCAGCAATTCCGGGCAGAATTATCGTAGATAATTCTGCCCGATTTTTTCACGTCATAAATATCAGACCCCATCCCAAAGGGATGGGGTCTGGTTGCGGCCAAACAATGACTACTGGCTACGCCAGTAGTCGCCAAGCACCTCGCAAAAATTTTTGGTATTTTTTTCAAAACGCTTTATATATTAGAAAAACGTCCTATACTTTCCAGATTTACCAGATTTTCTGCTAACTCTATTAGAATTGTTCTTTTTCTTGTTTCTGCCCCATGATGACATATCTACATTGGCTGATACGGCAGGCATACCGCCTTTGGTACTCATATTGAACATATCTACTGCGTGTGCTAATGCCATCACTATATCGTTGTGCTTACCCTTATCGAGAATGTCTCCATTCTTCCATACGTGCGATTCTAACTCAGAAAGTAGTACAATCATACTCTTGCGGGTCTCATCGTTACCATAGGGTACGATAATCTTACCTTGCTCGAACCAACTACGTAGTCTCGTAAGCAATCCTTGTTTCAATGTCTTGTTAGATACTTTAGACATCTTCATATCGAGTGTCATTCCTCTTTGTTCCAAGAGGGATTTGTAGAGATGTTGGAAACCTGCGCTTTCAAATGCGAATTTAGGTCTCTTGTACTTGTCGTTGAAGTCTGCGATTACATCTATCTGTTTAGCAGGGGGAAAGTCATTACGTCGCCAGATGTTTACGATGTGGATATTGCCGTCAGAATCTTTGCGAACTACGACCATTACGGAGTAATCTTGTCCGATACCATGCGAAGGGTCAAAACCTACTGCATATTTGCCGTCGTGTAACTTGCTAAACTCTAAAGTTTCGGACAACGACATATTCTTGCGAGTCATTGTCGCAGGAAATACTGCGCTGTCATCGTCTACGACCTTACATAGGTACTCTTGAGCAAATGCAAGTTCACCGATAGCCTGTCTTTGCTCTAATAAAAAGTCGAGAGGTCTTTCAGCAGGCCAGAGACATACAGGTTTTATGTTATCTGGGTCTTGTCTCCACTCATCATAGTTAGTGATAGCCCCTTCTCTCCATGATTTCCATGACTCATTTTCTAACATCTCTGTGTGATAGAGGTCATTCATAGACATCGGAGTACCTACGCAGTAAACTGAGGTTCCCGGAGACAGCATAGGTGTTAGTTTCTTTCTAAACCATTGTTGCGTAAAGTCAAAAGACATATCGTTTTGGTCATCGAGTACGTCATCAAGTAGAATTGCAGCAGGATGCTCACCACGAATACCAGAACCAACAGATGTCGCCTTAATCCATGCGCCGTTGTTAAGACGGATTTCAAAACGGTTGCCACGCTTTTCATCTATTTGTCTTGATAGTTCGGGATGCCTCTTAAGGTCTTGCCGTATTTCTTCGAGACGGTTCATAGCCAAATCTTTGCTCGCTGAAAATAGCCAGATAGTGAAGGGTTTGTTGCGCCACCTCTCGAAAAGTAACATATGCAATGCTTTGACACGAAGAGTAGTCGATTTACTATGGTCTCTGGGTGCGATAATACAAACACGATGTACTTGCGCCCCCTGTCTGTCTCCATACAAATCGAGCCATTCTCCTATGTGGTCGCCCCAGTTGTAACCGAGCCACTCATAAAAATGCTTGACATCATACTTAGACCTCTCAAGATTGAGAGCAGTTAGCATTCTATTCATTATTCTTCCTCATCTGCGATACCGAGAGGGATACCGCACCATTCGGCTAATGACACACATAGTATTTCAACTTCACGCCTCGAAAGCATGACACCTATGACATATTCTTGCGTCATTATGTTAGCAGCGACTAAGTTATCTGCTATTTCAGTAAGTCGCATTTCTTTATCATAGGATGCCCATATCTTCATCATACTCATCTCCGTTAAGTGCTGCTAATGTTCGGAGACCCATTCGCAAATCTGTAAATGCTTGTATTTCTTTTGTATGAGGGCATATGATAATCATAGGGCTTGTGGGTCTTTCTCTGGAAAAACCACACATTTCACCAAAGGTATCTACAATTTTGTATGCTCCGGGTCTTACTGCCCAACGCTCGATACCATGTTTGGTAAATGGAACTACGGAAGGCGTATGATGATGACCTACTACTCCTACATCGAAGTCTGCTTCGCCATCGTCCCACATTTTCTTAATTACACGGCTTGGGTCAAGGTTTGAATTACCACGTCGCTTATGTCTTATCGAGATATGATAAGGAATATCATTTAGCCAAACTCTTAAATTAAGTTCGTGAGCATGATAAAGAATACCACGTTCTGATGCCAGACGCTTTAGAGGGTCATAATCAGTCATACTTGCAGTCCAGAGGTCGTGATTACCTGCTACGATAGCCATAAGACTGTCTGGAGTCATGTCGATATAATGCTCGCAAAGTTTCCATTGAACAGAAGGAGGAATTGTCGCTTTCATTGCAGGTCGAGGTTTATCTACGATGAAGTTGTCGATGTAATCTCCTGCGTGAATAACAAATACATTTGTGCTATTAGCAATAAGTTCTGTGTCTTTTCTTAATTGCTCATGGTCGCAGAATGGATTACCGATATGTTGGTCGCTTTGAAATGCGATACCTACATATTTTTCTTTTTGGTCTAAGGTAATATCAGCCCAACGAGCGTGTTCGATACCTGCAATTGCTTTTTTGCTAAGTGCTTCGATGTCATTCCACAAATCTTCTTGACTTTTGTTTTCTTTTTTAAGATGCTCGACTACGAAGTGAGGGTTATGACTCGTAGTGATTGCTCCTCTTCGTCTCGCTTCTATGATTCTTTTTCTCCAAGCATTATGCGAAAGAGTAGAGTTTCTTTTATACATGACAGAAGCAAGTTGTGTATCTGTTCCGTCCCAAATTTTAGGAAGTGTACTATCTGGATTAGGTTTTTGTTGATTTTTAAACATCTTAGGGTCGTTTAGTTTCATGCGATGAATAAATGCTCTCCAAGAAGTAATGCTGTATTCTGATATGCTTGTCAGATATTTTGAAAATGCTACAATATCACCTTTGTATTCATTGAAGTGTTCTAATACAAATTCTATTCTCGCTGCCTTTCGCTCTGTTTTGTTCATAATGTATCTACTTACATACTCCCTATTAAACGTATTTTATTCTAAGCCATTGAAAGAATAACAAAAGAAATAAATGAGGTACTGAAACATACATTTGACTATTCTTTATTCTTTCCTAAGAGTTTAGAATAAATGCCCCTTACACTATCTCTTATTATTATAATAATAAGTATTCACTCTTAAGAAAGAATAAAGATAAACGACAACTTCTACTCAGTATTGCGTTTATTTCTTTTTCTTTTATTTTTACCAATCAAAAAGAATACGTACAAACCAGCCCAAAATGCTATTTCTGCAAGGACTAACCACAACCCTCCTGTTTTTAAAGCAAGTAGTATTTTTTCTACGTCTCCTAAGTACATAATCCGAAATGTATTTGAATGATTCATATATGTGGCGGAGGGACTCCCACACGTTTAATAGAGAGTTGATACATCAAAGTAGCATGGACTTTCCGTTTTTTAGAAAAAAAGAGAAGAAAAGCGATAAAAAAGTTCAAATTTCTTCTGATTTTCGATATACTGTGCCTCATCGCAGTCCTTTCTCTCTTGTGGCAGGTATGTCCGACATAGTAGAAGAGACGAATAAACTGCGTGATAATACTAACTATGATACTGACTTCGAGTTATTTGATGAGATGCTTAAACTCGACCCAGAACTTAACGGCGCAGTCCGAGCAGTTAGTCTAACGGCTAACAATTACAAGATAGATTACAGAGCAGCACGTAACGCTCGAATACGTGAAGCCATAAGAACACTTACCGAAGAGACATTAGACTTCGATGACTTCCTAATTAGTGCCATGCGTAACATGATGGTATATGGTAACGACATCAATAAGTACGTAGGTACGTCGCGTGAAGGTCTGACTGACATCCAAAATCTTCCTGTAAAACAAATAACTATTCTCGATGGTCGAGGTATTAACGAAGTAGCAGATGAAATCAATCCAGTTATAGCAGCAGAGCGATATTTCTTGCGAGAAGGTGAACAAACCGTCGAAGAGTTCCCCGCAAAAGAAATACTACACATCAGAACAGATTATCGAAGCAATTGGTTTGAAGATAGCGAAACCAGAACTACATACGGAATATGGGGTGCATCCCGCTTTACATCTTTAAAACAGGCTATACGTGCTAAATACAATAGTATCAACAATCGAATAGCACTTGAAGATGCTATGACCAAACAATTCATCACAATCGACAAATCTGCGATAGCGCATATCCAAGACCCTAATGAGCAACAAGAAAGACTATCCTTCATTATGAATCAAGTAGTCGATACATTGGAAAGTTTGCGAGGAGACCAAGTACCAATTTTCCCAGATTATGTAAAGATACAACATATCGACCAAAGAACCGCTATACCAGACACTACTTCCTTCTTAGATAACGTCAATGCTGACATCGCAGCAGTTCTTCAAGTTCCGAGAGTTGCAGCAGGTCAAGAAAAAGGCTCGACGTTCGCTGCTACTTATACTGCTAACCAATGGTCGGCTCAAGCAATTCGCAGAATGTTATCAATTCTAAACCAGAGTGTACGAAAGTTATTTTCGAGACATCTCGAATTGCTAAACATCGCTCATGAAATGAAAGACTTGCCTGTATTAGTCTTTGAACCAATTGACGAAGAAACCAGACTTAACAAGATGCAAAGAGCCAATATCGGTTACAATGCAGGAATTATTACACTTAATCAAGCACTTGAGATAGTAGGTATGCCTCAAGAACTCGAAGGCGATAATAGAAAGGGAGATGGCGAAAATACTCCTATGGGTCGCCTTCCCAGAGAAAATGGTCAAGATGGAGCATCTGACCTAAGAGAAGATGATGAAAATGACGAATGATTTAGACGAAGTTTTAGGTAGAGATACCGATGGAAAAATTACATGGCTTGTTAGCGAAGTAAGTCATTTGAAAACAGACGTGCATATAATCAAAAACAATCATTTGCATCATATCGAAAAAGATATGGCAACATTAAAGAAAGGCTTGATTACTGTTGCAAGTGTAGTTGTTACAATAGTAACGGGCATACAGGTGATGTAAAATGACAAATAGAGGAGACCGAATGAAAGTAAAGTCGTTTAACGACAAAATGGTAAGCAAGACAGTTATTCCTGCTATTTATCTCTGGCTTCTTGCAAGCGGCGCAGTAGTCGCTATGGGTATTTGGAAACCAAATGTCGTTCTCGAAAATCTTGACGGATTTATTGCACTTATCGCTATTATCGGCGGAGTTGCTGCTCCTGCACTTAATACAGTTTTGCGTATGTGGGAATCCGAACAAAGCGTCGAAATCGAAAACATTCCAGTCGAACTAAAGCATGACCGTGAAATTGGAGCAGAACAGCACGAACACACTATGTACTTAGAAAAGCAAGACCAAGAGCATAAGCATATCGTAGAAAAGCATGAAACTGGTTTTAGCAAAATCACTCCAATCAAAGATAGGAAGTGAAGTCTATTACTCGAACTGGTGCATCTCAAGATTTTATTGCAGAAGATACTGTCGAAGCGTTGCAATATGGCAAGCCTAAGAAAAATGACCCTCGCAAGACTCCTGCTAAACCAAGCGAGCGTCGTAAAGGTTCTAAGAAAAATAAACCCGGCTCTGCTAAGAAACCTAATAACTCAATTCAAGTTAGCAAGGAAACAGAATCCCGTTTGCGTAAAATGATGACTGAACACAATAAGAAGGTCGCAAGTAAAGGTAAAGGCTCGAAAGCAAGTATGGGTATGCTAAAAACTGCATATCGAAGAGGTGCAGGTGCATTTTCAAAAAGCCATGCTCCTAATATGAGTCGAGGGGGTTGGGGAATCGCAAGAGTAAAAGCCTTTTTGTATCTTTTGCGTAACGGCAGACCATCTAATCCTAACTACAAACAAGATAATGACTTACTTCCTAAATCCCACCCGAGAGCGAGTGTAGAAGCCGCTATGGAAGATTACATCTTTCTTGATAAATCTAAAGCAGAAGAAAGGTCAAGAGAGATAGGTTTCGATGGAGAAACCCATACTTCTACTACTGCTGATGGAGAAACTCTATATTTCCCTGCTAAAACAGAAGAAGAGTTTCTTACATGGTATCGCAAGAACGACCCAGATGCAGAAGAAGAATTAGGAGATGAACCTATGGAAGCAGCAGAATATCAAGGAAAAAAAGTTACTCTCAATAAACCATTCCGTACTCCCGGAAAAAAGAAGAAGTTTGGAGTATATGTCCAAAATTCTGCTGGTAATGTAATAATCGTTCGCTTTGGCGACCCTAACATGGAAATCAAGCGTGATGACCCAAAAAGAAGAAAGGCGTTCCGTGATAGACATAACTGCGCTGAAAAGAAAGATAAAACTACTCCCGGCTACTGGTCTTGCTATCAATGGCGTAGTGGTTCAAAGGTCAAAGGCGATGAAGAGTTTAATAAAACAGACGATACATTAGTAGAAGGCATGGGCGGCTGTGGTTGTAATGATTGCGGTTCTGTTGAAGCAGCAGAACCAACTCCGAAAGACGATGAAACACATGATGCATATATGAGTCGATGTGAAGAAATGGGCTATTCGCAAGCAGAGTGCATGGAAGCACACGAAGGACATACTTTCCAATCCGAAGAAGATTTTTATGAAGAATTTCTATCAGCGGGTATGGAAGACTACATTTTTTCAGACGAAGAAGGTGCAAGAAAGAAATCGCAAGAAATCGGTCTTGGCGACACATTCCACACAGATACAACCGCTGATGGAACTAAACTTTACTTCCCCGGAAAAGACGAAGCAACTTTCCAACAGTGGTTTGACAAGAATGATTCGCATGATGCTTCATATCATTCTTGCGGAATGGGCGAAAAAATGGTTGGTGGAAAATGCCAAAAGGTAGCCGTGACTATTGATATTGATTTTTCAGTAGATGAAACAATACTTGAAGCATCTACTGGTCGTCAAATTGTTCGTATCTCTGGTATCGCTTTCCATGAAGGAACTAACAAAAATGGTTGGCAAATCACAAGGGCGGGTGCTGACCTCGCAGTACCTCAAATGGTTGGTGCTGATTTGACGTTGAATCACCCTCCTTCTGAATCTGGTCGTTTCAAGCGTAATATGGATGGAGGAGTTACTGATGCAGTAGTAGGCATAGTTACCGAAGCATCTATCGTAGATAAAATAGGAAGTAACTGGGAAGTTAGATTTAAGGCTGATGTTTATCGCACAGAACTCTTTGAAGCACTTGAATCTGGACTTTGGCTACGTTCTGGCTATGGAGTTTCTATTGGCGGCTCTGGTATTCCAGATGAAGTAATGGAAGCAGAAGATGGCCGAACTATCATGAGTTTCGAGACTGACTTTACCTTCGACCACCTCGCTATCGTCCATAAACCTGCATACGAACGAGCGAATATCGAGACAGCAGAAAGAGTAACATTAGAAGTTGCGAATGACGAAGCCTTTAATAGTCATACAAATAATGGCAATGATAACGACGAAGTGAGTATCATGTCAGATGAAGAACTAACAATCGAGGCTTCCACAGAAGAAGTAGTGGAATCGCCTAATTACGAAGCAGAAATCGAAGCACTCAAGGCTTCGCTCGCAGCGCGAGAAGAAGAACTTAATGCTATCAAAGCAGCAGAAGAAGCAAAGGCAGAAGAACTTCGCCTTTCTCTCGTTGAGAAAGCAACTGAAATGGGAATTGCAGGAATGACTGACCTCCCATCAGAAACAATTGAATCTGTTATCGCTTCCTTCGAGGCTGCTCGACCAGAAGTCGAAATGAAGCCAGTCGTCGCAAGCGAATCAGTTGAGTCTGCTCCAGTAGTTACTGACGGACCAGTTGTCGCAAACTTCCTTAACCAAAAAAGAGTATCCACTCCAGAAGAAATCTACGAAAAAGCATACAACCTTTGGGCAGGTGCTTTCCGTAAGTCTTACAACGGAGAAAACATGAACATTCCTCTTTACGCAGAAGCGAAGGAGAAGGATTTAATTTAAGGTGATTTAATATGACTAACAAAGAAGAAGTACGAAGCGCAATTTTGAAAACAGGAACAACTGTCGCAGGACCGGGCTATTTGCTCACCCACGACGGAACAAGCAACACACTTGACTTGGTAACATGGGGAGAGACCGTTCTCGGTGTCTCATCTGATGAATCAGAACGTGATATAACAGGACTTGTAACCGCCGCAGGTGCAAGAGTCGGATTCCGCCCTCTCGGTGGAGTTATGATGGTTGCAAGCAAGGCATCTCAAACCTTTACCACAGGACTTGCTGTTTATGCAGACAACTCTGGACTCGTTGCTGATGGCGACGATTCTGGCAGTTCAACAGCAGGAAAAATTATCGGAATTTACATCGGAGAAGGAGTTACAACTTCTGCAAGCGCAGGCGACCTAATCCCTGTAATGACAGGAGTCGGAACTGCTAACTAAGCGGTGTAAAACAATATATTGGAGATGAATAATATGAATAAGACATTAGAACAAATTTTAACAGTTGAAGCAGCAGCAGGACCATTCGGACAATCCGATGCAGTTCTCGAACAAACTCTACGTGATTTCATCCAACTACAATCTACTTTGATTGCAGTTGGTACTCAAGTAGTCGGTGTACGCCGAGTCGGATGGCTCGAATACACTTTCTACACAGGTGCAGAAGGTACATTCACTTACCCTCTCGCTGATAACGCAGTTGCAGACCCAACCAAGATTGGAACTGCAAACTACTCAGTTCACCTAAGAAAGGGTATGGGACGATGTATTTTCCTCGACTCAACACTACTTCGTGGAGAATCCTTTGAGAATCTTGACCGTCAGCAACTCGCTATCGTGCGAAACATGGCTGATGTTATTGACGACCTAATCCTCGATGCTCTCGTAGCAGGTGCAGGACAATCTCTTGCAGTTGCAGGTGGTAACGAATGGGATGCAGCAGGCGCAGATGCAGAAGCAAACATTCTGGGTGCTATGGACCAAATCTTCGAGAACGGACGTGTCTCTGGTAACGAACCAATGGCTCTTATCGTTCCTGCAAAGCATCGAAGTGTTCTTCTACAAACAACTCTCTATGGAAACGTAGTTGAGTCTTTGGAGGACCACCTAAAGCGAATGAGCAACTTGACAATTCTTTACACACGAAACGCTGGATTTGCAGACACCGCACTTCTATTGATTCCGGGTTCAGAAACTGCTGAGTTCTTCCAATACAACGGCGACGGATTCCAAGAGACTGAATTGACTCGTATTCCGGGTGTCGGTTTCGACTGGATGCTCACAGGCTACATGGGATGTATCGTTCACGAAATGCAAGATGGTGCTGCTTCTGGAAAGAACAATCGCATCTGTAAGATTACAAACATCTCCGCTTGAGGTGAATAAGTATGTCTGACAGAGGCGAGTTCCTCTGCCAATATGCAGGACGCATCTTAGGTCGAGAACTAACAGCAGATGAAGCGAAGTTAGTTTCAGTAGAAACTAATCGCAGAGTTGTTAGAGACCTTTGCGGGACTTTTGCAAAACCTAAGCCTAAAAAGCCAAAGGTTCTAAAAGAGAAGCCCGATACTAAAGTAACTAAAGAGGTTGCAAAAGATGAAGAATAAAGCGGCAGTTGCTAAGGCACTTAAAGATAAAGGTCATCCTCTCCCAGAAGAAGATTCATTTGATGCAATGATGCACCGATTGAATACATGGGGAGAAGGTAAAGGTTATCTTTTCCGAAGAATCAAAAGTAGATTCTATGCTCGAAAGCAACTTCCTGCTGAAATACCATTTGGAGCAGTAGTCTGGGTTCCTAACAGTCAATTCGCAAGAGATTTAATTAAGACTGGTGCTATGTTCCCTATGGGTCGTGCTTTTTATGATGAGCGTTATAATCTTATTGATGTCCCAAAAACTGAGACATATACTGAGCCTAAGCCAGAACCTAAGAAAAAGAAAACCCCTGCTAAGAAAAAGGAAGTGAAGCAAAGTGGCGGTAACAACAAGTCAGATTCGTGATTTGCTCAACAGACCGAGAGGACTGAATGAGGAAACAATTAGTGAATACCTTACTATGCGTACAGCAGAAGTAAATAAAAAAGCACGTTCTTCTACTCTTTACGGTCTTTCCGATGCAGTCGGAAATGACGATACAGTAAAAGAGTCAGCAATTAAAATGTTAGTAGCAGTTGATTGCTTGCGAATAATGTTAGATACAATTCCATCATATCTCCCAGAGAATATGCAAAGACAGCAAGATATAAGAGTTCGGGCGCAATTGTCCCGATTTGAGAAAAGAGCAGATGAGTATATGAGTGCTATATCAGAAGCAGGTGGTTCTGCCTTTTCTATCGGTAAAACTGATAGTAGGCAGGGCTAATTTTGACAACACACGTTTGGTCAGCATCTGGTCCCGGCAACGCATCTGTTTCTGGAAATTGGACTCCTTCAGGTCCACCCGGAGCAGGAGACATCGCTCATTTTAATGGAGCAGTTCCCCATCAATGCACATGGGATATAGCAACAGTTGATGAAATTCATCATCAAGGGCAAACAGTAATCGTTTTTGCAGGAACAAACGTAGCACTCAAAGGTTTGCGAATGGATACTAATGCACAAATTAGTGTAACAAGTGCTACTCAACTCAATTTTTCTGGAACTGCACCTTATCTTTCTAACAAATCCTATATTCTTATCGGTGCTACATCAAGCCCATTTGTAAATGCTTCAAGTAGAAGTAATTTGACATTTAGTATAGCAGCAACAGGTACTATTTCCTTTGATTGCGGTGAATATCCTAAAGTAAGTTTAGCAAGCGGTACTTTTACTCCCCAATTTATTACTCCAAGTGTTACAAATGCCACAGATGTAAAGATGTTAAGTCTTAGTATCGCAAGTGGAGTAACATTCCAACCCACAGGAAGTCCTGCTGCTACTGATAGAACAAAAAACTGGATAATAGAAGGAGATGCACAGTCGCAATTTGTTTGTAATGCTGCTGCTTTTGATGGAGGTTTTGCGACATGGACATTTCAGGCATTAGGTTCTGGATTCTTATTGCCTGTTTCTGGTCATGCTGCTGCTTATGCAGGAACTTTTAAATTTCATAAAATGGTAATAGGTAATCTTAATGGAGTAGGTACATGGGCTACTATTGGACCAGCAACAAGACTTATTTTAAATGACCTTACAGTAGAAACAGGAGTTTCTCTAAAGGGAGATAGCAGTAAAGGTTCTTCGATTATGTTAGTTAATAGACCTACAATTAACGGAACATGGGGCTTTGTTCCCCTTTCTGACGGATATTACGTATTTCCTAAAAGAGATATATTAGGGTTTAGAGACGGTGGTACTGGACTCAATACTTTAGGAAGTGCTAATCAAGTTCTTGCTACAAATGCAGGGGCAACTGGAATTGAGTGGCAAACTGTTTCTGGAGGAGGAGGAGGGACTGTCGATGTCGTTTCTAATGTCGCAACAAATACTATTTTAGGTCGTAATGATGGAGGAAGTGGAGATAGCGAAGAATTAACTCCTGCTGAAATTCGCACAATGCTCGGTATCGAGGCAAGTTCGACGGCAGACCAAACAGATGCAGAAATAAGGGCGGCTGTTGAAGCAGCAACTGACTCAAATGTATTCACCGATGCTGACCATAGCAAACTAAATGCAATTGAAGCAGGTGCTGATGTTACAGATACAACCAATGTAACTGCGGCAGGGGCTTTAATGGATAGCGAAGTTACTAACCTCGCAGAAGTTAAAGCGTTTGATGCTTCCGACTATGCTACGGCAGCACAAGGTACAAAGGCTGATACTGCACATGGATGGGGTAATCATGCGTCTGCGGGATATAGCACAACTACGGGTACTGTAACTGGCGTAACAGGCACAACCCCAATTGCTTCTTCGGGTGGGGCTACACCCGCAATAAGTATTAGTGCGGCTACAACAAGTGCAGCAGGCTCTATGTCGGGTGCTGACAAATCAAAGTTAGATGGTCTAACGCAATATACTGACGGAGACGCAATAGCGGCTCTAAGTCCTTTATTCAATGGCAATACAAATCTTATCAATACTAACATTACTTCAATTGATGATATAAAAACTAAAGCAAAGGTGTATGCTTATATGACTGGAAATCAATCTTACTCTTCGGGTTCATTAAAAGTAAATCATAATGCTGTGTTATATGATGTAGGAGGTAATTATGACACTTCTAATAACTGGTTTACAGCACCAAGAGACGGTTATTATTTAGTAACGTGCAGTTATTATTCGTCTGCTACTCCAACATGGGGTATGTCTCTTATTTACATTGACACAGGTTCGGGATTTAGCACTTACATTCTTCGTAGACCAAGTTCTAACGGACAGGATAATATGATTTCATCAGTAGTTAAGTTAGATGCAAACGATAAAATTGCTCACTTTGCTAATCAATCGGGAAGCACTACTATACAATCGGGATTAAATTCCCTTAGTTATTTCACAGTAACGGAGATGTTATAATGACAACACCACAACAAATGACAACTGGAATGCACAATGCAGGTTTTACTGACTTTGATTATGCTATTCATTGCACAATGTTTGTAGAAGGACAACTCAACATGGTCGAATGGCCAAGCGATTGGGGTACACCTCCAACGCAAGAAACAATAAATGGATGGAATAACCTATGACGAGATGTAGATATTTAGACGAATACATGGCACAACTAATGGATAAACAAGAAAAAATAAATGGTATATTTAAAAAGGTGAAGAAAAATGATAAAAATAGGTAAGATTGTATATACGCCCCCAGAAAAATGCTTTTCGAGGGTAAAGATTGAAGAGACACCACATGGTTACAAACTATATAGGGTGGGAGAAGATAGGCCATTTATGTCCCTGCCTCATTCTTCAATAAAATCAATTGAATGGAGAGATAAAAATGAATGAATACTTATACTATGGAGTAGCAGGTGCTATTCTACTAAGCGCAGGATACAAATTATATCGCAAATTTCTTGCTGATGGTAAATTAACTTTAGATGAAATCATCGAAGCAGTAGAAGAAATAAAAGATGTAGTAGATGACCTTCCTTCAAAATCACAACTTAGCAAACTAAAGAAAGATGAACTCATTGTTCTTTGCGAAGAACGTGGTGTAGATACTAAAGGTATCAAAAAGGAATTGGTTGAAAGGCTTTTGGAGGCTACTGAATGACCTACTATTGTTCTGTGGCCGATGTAGGAATGCGACTTGGTCTTGATAGCGCACAGCGTACAAGAGCGACAAGTCGAATTACTTCATGTGTTCGCAGAGCATCTATTAAGATTGACCAATGCTTTCTTGATTACGGAAGAAACGAACCGAGTAAGTCGATAGCAGATACCACTCTAAATGGCTCATTTACAGCAGGCTCTACGACTATTACTTTAGCAAGCGGAACATCCTTTTCGTCAGCAGGCTCTGGAAATGTCGATGGCGATTCCTTTACATGGACTGGTAAATCTACTAACGACTTAACAGGAGTTACAGGACTATCTTTCGACCATGCAAGTGGAGTAGCAGTTCAAGAAGGACAAATGGCACACGTCTTGCGAGAGATATGTGCAGATATAGCAAGTGGTCTTTACATGGAAGATGAAGCAACTCATCAAAACTCTGGCGACCTTAGAGGCAAAAACCTAAGAGAAAGAGGATATGATGAACTACAAAGACTTGCTCACTTAGGGCAGGCTTGATACGATGCGACGAACAATACGTCATGGTTCTGGCGGTGGACCTAAAGGATATACCACCAGAGGAAAATCAACTCTTTCTACTAATGGCGCATATCAAATGCAATTTCGTCTCGATTGGGACGACGAAGCCCTTGTTCAAGCAATAAATAATTTAGGTTTTGAAGGAGAAAGACATCTGAAAACTGCGCTTAAAGCAGCAGCGCAAGTAGCGATAGAACGTACTCAAGAAAAGTTGCGAAAAATGGCAGGTGCTTTAGTAGGAGTTAGTGTTCCTCCTACATGGGGCGAAGGTCCGAGCAAAAACATCTATGTAACTTTAGCAAATGCTTTGCGACAAGATGATGTTCCCGGACAATCTCATATTCGTGTTCACTCTGGTACTTCATTTGAAACAGCACACAAAGGACGTGTAGGAAGTCGTGGTATGAATCTTTCATTACTTGTAGCAGAAGGTCATAAACCATACAAATATCCCCATTATTTACCAGATATGGTAAGAAGTAGTGCAGCATACTACAAGAAAACAGGGTTTCCCGGAGACTTTACTATGGGTATGATGAAGAAAGGTACTCATCCCGGATTCAAGAAAACTTTTGATTACATGAAAGTAATTGATAGAGAGACTACAAAAGAGTTTGAGAAAAACGCAAAGGATGTAGTAAAAGCAGCAGGATTAGCAAGCGGGTTTGGTGTGAATTAGATGTCAGTAGCAAAATTAAATCATTATTGGAATGCGAGATTAGGGGGTAATGACCCTGCAAGTCCAGTAGGAAACAATAATACTGCATGGTCTTTAACAGGAAGTTCGAGCGATGGCGCAGTATCTGGAGACGCATGGAGAATATCTGGAAGCGGCCAGACATGGAAACAGACTGTCGGTAATGATGATAATGACTTAACTATTATAGCAGGCATAAAGTACGAAGTTACGCCTTCTGACGGCACAGTTTTGCTTTCCTTAGACAATGGAACCCATCGCATAGAAGTGCAGTCAAATGGGACTAATACAGGCATAAAATTAGTAGGTGCTACTACTACTACAAAAACAGATTTAGATTTGACTATGATAGGAGAAGAACCAGTCCCTTTATTGTTGCGACTTACTTTGGATTCAGATGGAAATGCTTATTTATACTTCTATGACATCGTAGAAGATGACGGAGGGGCTGCCTATTACATTCAAGCAACTGGAAGTTCTTCTTCTTCTCAAGGTGCTTTCTTTGGAAACACGAATGGGACACTCGATTGGTATGTCGTTTATTACACTTCTTTTGGTGCTTATTCTCCAGACGAAATGGATATGAGCGACTGGACTACTCAAACGCTGTACCAAACAGGATTTAACGTCGTAAACATTCTAAAAGGTTCACGTAGATATTACATACGTACCCATGTAGGAGATGCTATTCAATATGGATATGACCTTTCCTCTAATGCTATGATTAGCAGGGTACATCCCCCTTCAATCCACGTTCTTACACAAAAAGTAGACTCTCCAGATTTTTTGACATTAGCAGGAAGTCGTACCGACCAAAGATACAATGTCATCGTGTATGTAACTACGAGAGGTACTGATTATCGCAATGCTTATCGTTTAGGAGCATCAATTATGGGAGAAGTATTTGACGAACTATATACTCAAACTGGACTTCAAGGTGGAGTCGATTCTTTAATTTCCTATGATGCAAGTCTGGATAGTAAAATTGATGACGACGAAGTTATCTGCGTTCACGTCCTAAACCTTACTTATATGAAAAAGATTCGGATGTTCTTTAGAGAAGTATGAGAAACTATTATAAGATAAGCCGAGAATGGTTTATCTATGACTACAAACCATACACGCTACGTTAGCGCAGGTAAAGAAGCAACATACAATAGTCCTGTCGCTGCAACCGCAGTTGGGGAAGTTGAATCTGAATCGTTCCAACAATCTTACGATGTATTGAAGCGAAATGATATGAACTACTACAATGCAGCAAAAGCAATTGTTAGCAAGAAAATCGCAGAAGGTTCAATCAGCATGGCTTTGCAACCAGACAAATTTGTTTTTATGATGCTTCATGGCATTATGGGTAATGACTCACCCGGAAGCGGCGGTGGTAATGATACTCGCACATTTGATGAACTTGCAATTACTTCGACTGATTCTCTTCCTTCCTATACATTCCGTGTAGGTCGTGATGACAAAGAACATATATTTGCAGGCCAAGTTCTTGAATCTGTTAGTATTTCAGCAAGCATTGGAGAATACGCTATGATGACTGTTAATACAGTTGGTGCAGAACAAAATTCTTCAACGGCGGCTCTTGCAACAGCAGTACCAACTTATACAGGAGATGCAGCACATTTCGCAAAAACCTTTGTTCGATTTGAAGGTGAGGCTGATACAACAGCAGGAGGTCATTCTGGACTTGTTCAAAGTATTGACTTTGAAATCAAGACAGGTCGAGACATGGATAACTCGTATGCTTTAGGAAGCGATACCTGTATTCGTGCGCCTCCTGTTACACTTCGAGAAGTTACAGGAAGTATTACTTTCCATAAGTCTTTACTTACAGGAGATGCAACCGAAAACGAACCATTTTTTAATGAATTGATGGGTGCTACAAAAGCAAATGGTCAAGCATTATCAAATCCCGGCTCTGCTTCACCTGCTCTTTCAGCGTTCTTTGTCGCTGATGCTGATAACTTTATCCGATTCGATTTCTTTAAGGTTCACTTTGAAATGCCAGAAACATCAGTATCTGGTCGTGATACACAAACAATGACTGTGAACTTTCACGGACTTTACGATTTGGGCGATGCAAACAAAGTAATGCAAATTACCTGTAAATCAGCAGATGGACTTTCAAACTATGACGCTTGAGGTTGGAGGGATTTAGATGCCTGTCCAAAACGCCGCAAACATATCCTCATTAGTAGTATATGGAACACATACAACAATTCACACACAGATACAAACCTCGCTTAGAGCGAATGTAGATGGTCAAGACGAAGTTATATCAGTTAATATCGTGAGATTAAATCACGGTAATAATATGATGGCCGTTATAACATACGAAGCAGTAGGCTGAGGTGTTTAGTATGCTAAGTGTAATAGCAAGTTTAGATTCCTCGATGAATTTCATCGGGTCAGAGATAGAGAATAGTGATAAAGATGCCTGTACTAAGAAAAGAGATAGAATTGAATGATGGAACAAAAATTTGGGTGCGCCAAGCATCTGGTATGGATAAGTTGCGAATAGAAGCAATCCAAGCCAAAACCTTGCGTAAATTCCGACACTTCGGAGTAAACCCAGAAGAATGGTCCGATGAACAACAACAAGAATTTGCAAACGAACTTGAAGAACAAGGCGGCGGATTAACTGCTCAAATTCAAGATTGGGTTCCTCGCTGTATTATTTCCGAAAATGTCGATGCTGATATGCTTACCGCAGGTGAATTGCGAATGCTTCTCGGCTTTGTTCGTGGAGACGACATGGAGGGTGCAGTCCCTTTAGAATCCTAACTCAAGTTGCGCCTATGCTATGCTCCACGTTTAAAGGAGTATTACCAAGCGATTTATTTGAGAAGTACGATTGCGAAGGCGGCTTCATTAAGTTAGAATATGATTTGCTAATCGCAGCAGAAATATCAGACAGAATTACAGAACAAACAGAAAAAAGTAATAACGAATCATCATCAAGACGAGCAAAAAGAGCAGTTGCTAAAAGAAATCAAAAGAGAGAAAAGATGACAAGTCAAACCATGAATGATTGGATTAACGGTGAATGAGAATGGCAAAAGTCGGAGCAGCACGTATTTTCTTCGACATCGTAGGTCAATTCCAAGCACAAAGACTTCTGGGTGATACTCAAGCAGCAGCGACTGTTCAAAAGGCAATCATGATGGATGCGTATAGCGGTATCGCTGACGCATTTCAAGGAATGTCTGATATGATTCTTCAGACTACGGAAGAAATGACAAATTCTTTTCTTGAGTATGAAGAACAGTTAGTACGTGTGCGAAAGTTTTACAACGCTTCTAAAAGCGAAGTCATAGAATTTGCTGATGCAGCAAGAGAAATGGGTCATGCTTTCGCATTTACTGGAGCAGAATCATTAGCAGCCGCAGCAAGAACATCCCAACTTAAGGGTGTTTTAAAGTCGCAACTTGCAGTTATTGAGGCAACAAGAGCAGGTCTTTTGATGGCTCAAGTCGGTGAAATGGAAACAGAAGAAGGTATGAACCGATTCATTGCTCTTGCTCAACAGACTCAATTTATGTATGGTGGTCTTACTAAGGCCAGATTTGAAGCGTTAGATGCAGAATCACAAGCCAACATGGTACGTGAAACTTCTATCCGAACCCTCGACCAACTAAACACTATCGAAAACTCTTCTGTCGCTACGATGCAAGACATTACTTTCGTTCTTAACCAATTCGCAAGCCAAGCAAATATCGCAGGTGAGTCTATTGGTGAAATGGCTGCTATGTCTGCGCTATTACTTGAGACTGGTGAAGAAGTAAGCAGAGCAGGTACTGGTTTGCGTATGATTTACCAACGTCTCGGAAATGCAAACAATCAAGCAACAAAGGCTATCGCAGAACTTATTCCCGGTCTCGACGCTCAAGGAGTAGCGCAACTTAAACTATCGGATGTAATTAAGCAAATTGCGCCTTATTACAATGATATGGAATCAGCAGAAAAGCGTTCTCTTGCAGTTAGTATCGCAGGTTCCCGCCACTATATCAAATTCTTAAAGATTATGGAAAACCAAACTCGTTTAACAGAATTGCAGACTGCTGCATTTCAAGGACAGTATGGGGCAATTGAAGAATTTGAAAACAAGCAAGAAAGTGCTTCGTTTACAATACAACAAATGTCTGCTGAAATTGAAAATCTACAAGTAGAGTTAGGTGAAAAACTTGCTCCTGCTTACATGACAGCATACAGAGCCGAAGAGTTCTTTTTGCGAAGGGCGCAAGATATTCTTGCGTTGCCCGGATTTGAAAATATAATTGGAGGAGCAATAGGTCTTAGTAACGCTTTCGATAAAATAGTCAGACCAGTTACAGACATGGGTCTGAATATGTTTAACATCGTTATCGCAATGAAAACTTTGCAAGCAGTACAGCCAGAAAACATGAAGTTAATCATGGGTGCTGCTGCTAAATACAGACAGCAGTCTGCTGCTATGATGGAAAATGCTTTGGTTAAGCAAAGCCTAACAGATGTTACTATATTAGAAATACAGATAAATAACAGACTTCAAGAAACTCTAAAAAGAGGAGCAAGTCAAGCAGTTACAGATGCAAGAGTTCAACATTCTTTAGCAAAAACAAAGTTAAAAATTGAAACGGATTCCCTCAAAGCGGCTATTGCAAAACACAAAATAGCAGCAGAAGGAGACGGCAAAGAAGCACTTGCGGCACAAAAAGCCTTAGTAGCAGCAACTAATCAATTAGAAAGAGTAGAATCAAAATTAACAAACACAATTGCAAGAAAACAAGTTGCAGTAGATAAAGCAATTATGAATGACCAATTAGAAATTTCAATAAGTGCGGGTGTCGTTGCAGGCAAAAAAGCAAGAGAAATGATGGAAAAAAGGTCATTAGATGTTATTACTAAAACTGTAATCGAGCAACGTGAACTCAATCAAGGAATAGCACTTCACTCAAAGATTATGGGGGAAGAGGTTGTTCTCTACAAAGCACTTGCTCCCCACGTTTTAGCGATGCTTCAAGTAAAGCAATCTGAAATACTTGCTACTCAACAAGAAGCGAAGGCTCGTTTAGCAAGTCTGCATGGACTAAAGGCTAAGAAAATAGCAGACGGCGAAGATATTACAGCAATAAATCTGAAAATTAACGAAACAAAAGAGTTAGTTATGGCTCTTGGTCAAGAAAGAGCAGAAGTATCTGGTCTTATACACGCACATAATTCACACATGAATTCACTTAAAAGTAGCAGTATGGCTCATATGGGTCTTGGCGCACAAATTAAATCAACTACAAAAGACTTTTTTGCAAACGGAGCGGCTATGAAAAGTGCTAAAGCAGCGATGATGCCTATGACAATGCTTATCCCTATGATTACCGATGAATCAAAAACTATGTCAGCGATGATGTATGGTATGGGTATTATGATGGTCGGAAGTTTAGTTCCTGCGTTTGCGGCTACTACTAAAGCGATTAAGGCAGCAGGTATAGCAGCAGGTATGACAGCAGGTCTTTTAAGTGGTTTAACATTAGGTCTCTCTGCTCTTGCGATTTACGAAGGATTTGAACTTTTTGATACAATTCTTGGAGACAAATTTGCAAGCGACATTGGTCAAGTAGCCGAAATGAACTCGCAACTTGACAAAACTGCTATGCTTCTTACAGATTTACAAGGAGGAGCAGCAAAAGGAGAAGTTTACGAACCTCTTTTCGGAGACACAACCTTTGAAGATTTAAAAGAAAATTCGCAATTAGCAGTACAAACAATAGACAGTATTGAAAGTAGAATAGCAGGTCTTGTAGAAACAAGACAAAAACTAATTAGCGCAGGTGATGTTGAAGGTGCTGCTGCATTGGGAAGTGAAATCGCTTCTTTAGATACAGTTTTAGATAAAACTCAGGCTATTTCCGAAGCACAAAAAATCATAGCAAGTGGCGGAAGTCGCTATCAAGATTTAGGTTCATATACTCTTGAAAAAGAAAGCGACTTGAGTTACAACCCTTTTGTTGCTTTGTATAGAGGAGCAACAGATGATGCTTACAGATACCATTTAGAATATACTAATTTACAAGGAGAATTTGTAAAAGAAACTTTTGATAGAGAATATAAAGCACAAAACCGTATTGTAGAATTAAAAGAATCGCAATTTATTCAAATAGATGATTTGACAATGGAGTATTATGCAAATCTTCTTGATGTTCAAGATAATGCTAATTCTGATATGTTAGATGCAGATAGACAACTTTACAATGACTTAGCGTCAGAACAAAATCAATTTGCAAATGCAAGAGAAGAATTATTTTTTGGAACAAGAGCAAATTTCACAGGTGCGATATATAAGCAAGTAACGCAAGGAGGTGTTGAAAGTTTGCTACATAAAGTAGAGATTGTGCAATCAAACACCTTTAACGGCTATAATACAGAAGAAATGGTCGATAGAGTTACTAAAGGAGTGTTAGAAGAGATTAGAGCGCAGACAGGTGGAATGTAATGAGAACAGTAAATACAAAACACAATTTTTGGTTAGCGGGATATTACGATGACTTTTCGTCATCCAGAGCAATTGCAGATGATTTAAATGAAGCATCATCAGTTTCCTTAGACCATACTAAAACTCATTTTGGTTCTGCGATTGGAAAAGGATTATCAAGCCTTAATCCCCGCTTTTCTTTTGATTATCCAGACCGTGTACGTACATCTATTATAGATGGAGAAGGCGCATTTAGTTACAGTACATTTCTATCAACGACAGATGATAAACTAAAGCATAACGGCAGTATAGCAAGTTGGCTTACAATAGACCCTACTAAAGAGTCAGCAAGCGATATTGAAGCCAGAGCAGTTCTGCAATACCCTAACTCTGTTATCGGAAACAGACAAAAATGGCAAAGTACAGGATACCCTATATCCAGAACTAATAACGACGAATCTTGGCTTGCATTTGCTAACGGGCATGATACCGCAGGCACATACTACTGCCCATTAGGAGAAATGAACTGGTCTTTCAACAATGCTCCTTTAGCAAAAGCAGATTTGCAAGATGGGTCAAACAATCACAAGTCAGCAGGCTCCCCTATCCCCTTCATTACAGACGGTCAATCTGATGCTAATGATACTACATGGGATATGTCAGAGCATTCTATGATGAATGTTTCTTTCGCAAGCGTATATTATGGGGAAAAACAAGAAGCAAACGAAAGCCCAAGTGGAATTACTGGAGCAAATAAGTACATTTCTCCTATTACAAGTCCATCTAAAATGCCGTTTTTTATTCACAATGCTTACATAGAACATGGAGATGGTAACTTCGGAAGCCCATCAACTACATCTGGTACTCAAAGAATCATTACCTATACTGGAGGATTGCGATTCAAAGGTCTCGGAGAAGCATTTCATTTGCGATTATCAGCCCACGCAATTACAAATGGTGCTTTTACCTACACTTTAAAAGTAGGATATAAGTCTGATGCAGAGTATGATTCTTCTACAAACGCATTTTCAGATACAACTTCCTTAATGACAATTACTATGACTTCTGCTAATTTAGGATTAACGCATGGAGGTCTTGATAAATACGAAAAAGCAGTAGGACAATCTACTCCTGCTTACGATTGGGTCGATGTAATTATCATCCCAGACTTTTCTGCTAATACTTGGAAGGCTTACAAGGATGATGCTACTACTCATTTCGCAAGTGGTTCTATCAATACATCTGTAACTTCCACTACTGCTATCGGATGGAGTCTTGACCTCAATTGGAATCATGGTGCAGACGATTATGTTTCGCATACTACTTTAATTGACAGAGCCGCAGTAGCCCTTTCTCTTAGTCATGCAGACGGTAATCTCGACCAAACCTTATTTCCTCCAGTAAACAATTTTAACATTTCATACAACTCAAACGAAATAAGTAGCGCAAAAATAGAAATACTTGACGACTCGAACTATCATATTCTCGCTCCGCTAACGACAGGAACGGCTGCGTCAGAGTGGAGAATGTTGATGTTTTACGAAGGAGCAGACAGACCAATATGGTCTGGTATTATTGAAAGTGTATCGCATAAACAAAATCACAAAAGCCAAACACTACAAACTACAATTCTTGCAAAAGACTCTTTATCAATTCTTGATAGAACACTTCCGATATGGGAACTTGGTCAAAGCGCAATTTTTTCTTTGAATGACCATATATCTATGGCAAAATCTATGCAAAAAAGACTAAGTGAAACGCAATCAATATCTTCTAAATTGATAATGGGTTCAGTAGAAACGCAAACCTTTGACAGTACGTTAGGCTTTAACTCCTATGATACAGATTCTCTTTCCACAGGATATGGAGATGTAGGAGATAAAAGAACAAATTTATACACTTCTGCTGCGATTCAAATGTATATCAATGAAGATGAAGATGGTCCTAACTTCGCTGAACGAGAGTGGGTTGGGCATGGGTCTGGGTCTGTATCAGCAACTGGAAATGGAGGAACAGAACTTTTGCGAGTTATTGGTCATCACCCTTCTCATAACGGTGGTCCTTCTGCTACGGAGCGTCGTTGTTTTTTTGTAGATTATGAAGATGAAACAACACCTACATTAAATGCAGCAACGACGTATCATGGTTTTACAGCAGGTTCTAACTTTAGAGTAGATGGCGGTATTTTTAGTACAGGCACGACTTACACGCTTGAAGCAGTTTACATTTACGAGCGTCGTGAAGAGGCAGGTAAATACGTAGTAGAATTTAGAACTACTGATAGCGGAGGAGCAGTAGCAGATAATCAAGTATTGCCTACACATACAATTACATCTATTTCTACTTCGCAAACCATAGAGACAAACGTAGTTTCTTCCAATCAACAAGTATTTGAAATTGATACAAATGGAGTAGCGCATGGTCTTGATTATGGAGACCAAGTATATTTCCCTGCGGGTATTACAGATGGTACTGCTACTCATAGAATTTTAGCAAGTGTACCACTCACTATAATAGCAATTCCAGATACTGATAAAGTACACGTCATAACTCCTGTACTTACTTCTTCTACTGCAATAGATTTAACAAATTACAGAACCGCTTTTGATAATACTTACGATATGACAGCCATTAACAGTCATAATAAGGCTCGTTATCCAATTACTAAACCAGTTTTAATTGGAACATCTGTTCAATCCAGTTCTCTTTATTCACAAATTAAAAATCGCAACGTACACGCTCGATGGATGAGAGACCTTCCTTTATCAGCATGGTTCAAAGCACAATACGGAGTTATTGCTAAAGAGCCATATTGGAGAGGAGGAAAAGGAAGTATAACGCAACATCCCTTCGATGGTACTCGGGGTATTAGTGGTTGGCCTAACTCTGACGGTCAAACTAATTGGACTGGTCTTTCTGCTGATATAACAGTAGATGCTACTTCGATAGTATTTGAAGAACCTGCTATGTGGTACTATCAAAAGATGTTAGGAGATGATTATGCTATTATTGACTTAGTAGACAACGTAACTAACGAACATCAATATGTAATTGGAAGTACGTTTACTACTCCTACTAATTCTCAAAATATTACATGGGATGCGTCAAACGAATACTTTAATTCTACTATGCCAGACGGCACATTTACCGTAGGTCAAATTGTAGTACATACAGGTTTTGCAGACGAACGAGCAAATGGAGTACATATGATTTGGAATGTAAATAGTACAAGCGACTACAAGACATTTAAAATTAACAACTTCGTAGGAACAAGAAATGGATTTAGTTTCTTGCAAGCAAAATATCAAAGCGGAGCAGGTTGGAGTGATGGCGATGCAAGACATAATTTAGACCCAGACGGTATTATATCAGAAATGTATTTGTTATCAATAGACCAAATGGATGCTATTGATGGAGATACTGGTAAGGTATTTTGGGGAGCAACTACTTTACAAGGAGTCAAAGGTCTTAAGAAAAAGTGGGAGAAAGATAGAACTATCTATTCCTATCGCAAAGTAGATGAAAGTAATGGCTACAAGCATTGCTTTGTATTATGGTCTGATATGAGAAACGATGGTTCTGCTGATGCTGATGGAGGAACTCGCAAGTCTGATTTTGGTTTACAACTTCCCACTACTTCCAACTATTCTATCGAATTAACTTTTGCAGACCAATTAGATGAAAACGGACTTCCAGATGTATTTACCGACCTCAAGATAGGTGAAGATGCTGATTTGTGGAATTTAGACGCAAACATCGAACCCTATGGAATGAGTTCGTGGGCTGCTCAAAATGGAGCAAGTAATAGCGAGCCTACTACTTTATCCCATTATCGAAACTGGGAGTCTAAGGGCGGTGCTATGTGTCTTATTGACGCAAGTAGATTTTGGAACCTAAATACTTCTGCTTGTGGGGGTCGTCCGGGATACGATGCAGGTGGTTTAGCAGGCTTTAGTGATTACGAAACTGCTTCCTTTGGATTCCCTTATCTCATAGACCATTATTGGGGTCAAGCAGTAGCATCTTACAAAAATGTTATATCAACAGGTGCTTCTGCTCTTGCTAAACACAAAAACAGTATTTACTTTATCAACGACGGAACGACCTTAAAAAGTACAATTGCTTCTGGAGAAAACAAATTGTATCTCAAAAATACTACTCAATTTGATACTACTGGATATGGAGTTATTATCTGCGAAACTGGAACTGGAAGAAATACAGAAAAGACTGTGTATTACTTTTATTGGAATGGTAAAGGTACTGGTACTATTCAAGGTTCTCAAGTAGATTATCTTGATAATGTATATATTACTTCATATGAAGTTGTCGCTTCTCCCAAAAACGCAGTTGTGCAACTTAAGGCTGATTCTGGAAGTTACTCAAGTGGAAGTGAAGTAGATATTGCGACAAATGAATTCGTTCCTCCCGGTGGTACAAAAACAGAAGGAGCGTTTGCTAAAGTACGAGTTTACAATACTACTGCTGCTTTGTATGGATTTAGAATGATGGTAAACTTAAGAGGACGAGTAAAGTCATCTAACATGGGTACATACCATGCTCACGAAAAAATATCGTTCTTGCAAAATATAGGGATTGCAGATTCTTGGGCTAAGAACTCATCTCTTCCTTGTATTAGCGATATTAACAACGTACCTATTACAAAGAATGTTACTACGGGTGGAGAAGGATATGGTTGCGTCTTAGATACCAGAGGTCAGTCATTTATGTCTATTCTAAGAGAAATGTCAGATAAAGAAGGAATAGGAACTTTGTCTAAAACACCAGATAAGTCATTTGCTTTTATGATTGGCAGAGATAATCGTTTAGACTTCAGAGAAACATATGCAAATAATCTTGCTTTAACAAGAAATGAATTGAAGGTATCAAATATGGATACGCAAAATGCTTCTAAAATTACGAATGTTCGTGTATATTACAATGGTAATTCTTCCTTCGCTGATTATCCGACACCTCAAGGCTCTGATTTAAGATGGCAAATCTTGAATCATCCAAAGATTTTCAATAAAGATGAAGCAGAAGCAATTGCCAAACAAGAATATTTGCGACAATCAACTGCACGTATTAGTGTTGCAGCAGAAGTTATTCGTGGTGCATCAGAACGCCATATAATGATGTCTGGTCGATATGGGTATGTAGCAGATACCTGCTTAAAAATGATGGAAGATGACCCTAAATCGCAAGGATTTTGGACAAATAGGAGAGGAGGTATGCCTTTCAATGGTATGCAAAACGCACTTCACGTATCGCAACCATCTGCTGATGCAAATAATTCTTACTTCGTTGTCCCGGCTAATCAGACATGGCAAGCACTTACGCACGTTATTCCTCGTCTCGTAAAAGCAAGTAATGGTTCAGCCCCGACAGCAGCAAGCCAAATAGCATTTTATCCCGCAGGTGGTACATATACGCAAGCAGCAATACGATTTTCTTACGATGGTGCAACGAACTACGGAACTCAAACTACATTTACCACAGCAGGATACTATACTGCTACGTCAGTAGTAAGCGGAGTTACTTACACATTATCATTCTATGTCGGAGATGTTTCTGGAGTTACGGGTGGAGGAGGTTTTGAAACCTTAGACTGCACATTTGGAGAATGCTACATCAAAAATAATCACAAAGACTACATGAGTTTCTATGGAACTAACAGTTTATCTCATGCAGTACAACTTGTTCACGTAGATGCTAATACGAACTTAGTAAGCGAGACATCTGGAGAAGAGTTGCGAATTGCTATTTCAGTCGATAATGCTTCTTCCAGCCCAGACCATGATGCTGCTCAATTTAGATTATATGTTGCAGATTACTCATTTTCAACTGCAACTTCTGGAAGCGGAGGTTCCTTCCAAACGCCTGCGTTTGGAGCGACATTAAGAGGTTCAGCAAATGCATTAGTTACTGCTAACGGACTTTATGAACTTACTTTACCATCTTCCTATGATAGCAACAGTAAGAAAATAATTGTATCAGTTAATTGCGAGTATCTGAGGGCTTTAGTCAAACATCGTTGTGGAGATAATGGAAAGAATAAAAATCATATTTCTGGAATAACTTTGTCTGGATTTTCTACTGAAACAGTATTCCCATTAGGACAATGTGGTTTCGATGAATATGGACACGCAAGAGACTATGACAGTAGACTTGCGTATTACTCCCCGAGAATTCATGTAGTTGAAGATTTGAAATTCATTCCTGCGACTACACTAACCTACACAGATACACACGTCGATTTGAGTTCAGAAAGTATGGTCATAAAGGGAGTTACTTGGTCGCAAAAGGACAGAATGCACGAAAAGGTATCAATAAAGATGGAGAAAGCAAACAACCACTATCCATATTCTTTCGCAAGTTTGGTTACTCGTATGAATCCTAAATCAGACCCTAAACCAGCATCCCCACCTCCATCTCCGAGACCTACTCCGAAGCCACAACCACCGACTTTGGGAGGAAATCCATCGACTATGCCTCTGTTATCCAGAGGAACGAATATGTCGGATGGTACTCCAGAATCAGCATTCGCAGGATTAACCTCTAATGACATCTCTGCTTCTTTACTACGTAAGATTAAGGGGAAAGCAGATTTCGCATCAGACCAATCTTCTTCGGATGCTGATTGGGGAATCATAGGCTCGAAAAATACAGGTGCTGTTTCATCCTACGATAGAGCAGTAGATGGATTGGATACGAGTATGTCGTCATCCGAAGGTTCAGCAATCGCAACGAGCGATGGTTTTGTTCTTAGCGGTATCAGCGATGCAGAAGTAGGAGCGAACAATGAACAACATAGTCATTCTATGAACGTGCGAGTACCCAACGACACAAGCACAGGGTTTATTTCAGTAGTAGCAAGTATTTCTCTGGACTCGATTACTGGTGGAGGAAATGCCGAGATTACTACGACTGTCGAATGTGTAGAAACAGGCGCATCTCACAATACGTCTAAAATCGTCTCTCAAGGCTCCTCAAGGGCTTCTACGGTGTTGATGCCATCATCTATCATAAACGGCGCAGAAGTGGCAGGAAACACCCTTAAAATCACTATTTCGAGGAAGCCTTCACAAGGAAACGATGCTGCACCTTATCAATCGGTGAAAATACACAATGTATCAGTCAATATCAGACGATATAACAAACCTGCATCTGGTCAAAGCAACGCCTTCAAACCATATTGAATAGAAGTGGGTCGGAGACGGAGGCAAAAGAAACCAAACCAATGGATGCAACCGAAAAAGAAGGAGGTGTGTCTCCGACCCATATATCCATTCTTTTATGTACTTATCAATCTTTCCACGAAGTTCTCAATTGCTTTATTCTTCTTGCAGTAACTCTTCCCACACCACGAACAGACATCAAGTCCTTCATACGAACTTTCGTCTTTAGCAAGTTAGGTACACTTCCGTACTTATCCAAAAGTGCAGTTGCTATTTCTTCTGTGATTCCCTGCACTCCCATAAGAGCGAGTAGTCTCGGGTCTGTGGGTAATGTTCTGGTTCTCTTAGGAACTGTCAGACTTTTACCCATCTGCTTCTTTAGATGCGAAACAGACAACCACTCTACGAAGTCATCCATGTTATTGAATTCTATGATACGCAACTTAGGGAAGTGAGAGTAGGCGACCATCTTGAAGTTCTTCACTACTCGATTCATTTTTGCTATTTCTCTACTGATTTCGTTTGCTTTCGGCCTACGTCCTTTGAAGAACGGTTTGAATTGCGTTCCGTAAATAGCAAGGAACGGCATCTCAGAAACTTCGCACATCTCCGATAGTTGATGATTGATTGTGCGACCATTACGACCTATACCCAAGATTGTGCGATACAAGTCATTGATTTCCTTTGCTTCGATAAGCCAATCACCTATTTGATAATCCCCATGATGCAGTCTCTTGACCATTATATCCCCTTTAGGGTCTGTCTTACGATTACCACAAGCCATGTAGAGACGATGCAACAACTTCTCGTTTTCTCGGTCATCAGCGTATATCATGATACGACATACTTCGCAAAGGTATATCAACTTAATGGGGATGGCATAGCATCTGAAAGTATCCATTGGAGACTTTTGACTACTCCACGCAAAGCATTGTAGTTGCGAATCGCTTCCATCATCTCTTGCTTATTATCCCAATCCTTATTCATAATTGTCTCTAACCAGATATTTCTGATACCTTTAGCCTCTATGAGCATCTCTCGTATATCATGTTCTAATCGCAATACCAACAGCCTCCCTGACAAAGATTATGTCGCTTATACCACATAGGAGAAGGTGCGTTTGCGTATTTCATCATACCACGCACATACTTCTGGGTGGTTGCAGGATTGTAGTCAGTCCACCCAAGTTCAGAAATGAAGGAACAGATGGTATTCGCTATATCCATCTTCTCTTCGTGCGATATATCGTTCGGATTAGCGTACCAACGTAACTGCCTCGCCATCTCTTGCACAAGGGCTACTCGTACATGATGAGGTGGATTGGAGAGTGTTATGGCACGTTCTAAGCAAGTAGGAAGTAGAACATCTCCTTCGTGGCTGCCGACCTTTACTGTATGTGATTGTTGCTTCGGTTCCACATTAGGATTGTCAGCATTCCAACGAACTAAATCAAATAGTTGCGAACCTGCAATTCCTGTGAAAGGACACCATCTCGCACTTCCCTCTACTGTCTTAGGTATCTGGAAACCATGAGGGTCATCGCTAAAATACAGAGCATTGATAGGAACAGCCCACTTACCACGCTTGCAGTTGTACGTCTTAGGTATGCGACATAACTTCTCTGGATAACCTACACCATCAATGGATTCGAGACCCTCACACATCTTGCGTTGGTATCTGTCGAGATGGAACGCCCACTCTCGACCACGCACAGGTCTATCGAATATCTGATGTACGTGGAACCCACGACCCGTAGCGACGAGGTGAACATCTCCCTCCAATCTACGAATGAGATTGGCGACATCGGTCTTGACTTTCGTCATATCGTACTCTTCGGTCATATCGAAATCCCACCACGCTCTATCCATAACTACGGAGTCGTAATCGTTAGGGTCATCGAAGTAGTACAGGCTCGTATATAGGTCGCTACGACCATTCAGACGCTTGACGTAATCACGAAACGCTCCTCTATCGTAGCATCTCGTTCTCTTCAAACCAATCTGTCTCGGAAATTCCAACATGAACCCCACACTTCCTTTAGTCCTTAAGAATCCGTCGATTACCACAGAAAAGACATACCGCTACTCGTTTGTTACCAGTCTCTACATCTCCCGATAATAGCATCATCGGCTTTCCTTCTTCGGTTGTTACCTGCATCAATCCATCGCAAACTTCGCATATCATATCCATTTGTTCTCATCCTCCTGTCCTATATTTTTGAAAATATGAGAAATGACATCGACAGTCCAGCCGTTACCCAACATTTTGTATCTCTGAGTGTTTGAAACGCCTTCGGTGTAGTTATCTGGGAGAGTCTGTAATCTCTCGCACTCGATAGGAGTTAGTTTGCGATAGTCAAAACCTCGCTCTACAAAAACTAACTGCCTACGACCCTTCTCATAATAAGACTTTAAGTTACCGCCTTTGAAATAATTAGCATCTATGCAGTAACTCTTATCTCTATCGACTACGCCATTCTCAAGAATATCTTTTAGCAAGATACCTTTGTCCTCTGGCTGTCCGACATTAGGGATATTAGTCCAGTACAGTCTCTTGCGATTCTGTGCCGATACGAGTGTACTGTTAATCATGATGGGCATGACACCCAGTTGTTGAGACATCACATCCTCCCACTCCTTCTTCATTAGCACGTTCTCGCTCAAGAAATACTTCGTTTTGAAGTGATTGATAATATCCACGAAATCGAAAAACAGCCTACTGCGAGGGTCATCGAAGTTTAGTTGTTTACCTGCGTAAGAGAATCCTTGACAGGGAGAACCTCCGATAACCAAATCAATTTCTGGCAAATCCCATTCTCTCCAATTCTTGACATCGCCCAACTGAATAATTTCTGGATGGTTTTTCATAGCGACCTTAATCGCATACTCGTCTACTTCGCTTGCGAAGTAATTCGTAACCTCGATACCTGCTCTCTTGAGAGCCTCAAGACCACAAGCGATACCATCAAAAGCCGATAAGACATTCACCATTCATCGCCTTCCCATAGATTATCGAGTCCGTTTAACTCGCTCTCGCAAGACATAGCAAACTCACACCATGCAGGGCAGAAGTAATCATTCCACTTCATATCCCATTCGTGGGTCTTAATTCCTTCCACGACTTTAGCATAACTCTTCTCAAAAGCAGTCATACTGCGATTATTCAGTTTTTCGATGACGAGTAACCCTTTACCCTTCTTGCCGATAGCGACATCACGCTTGCTGTCTGAATCGAGCCAACCTGCTTCGCTCATGAGAACTCTATCCTCATCCCAATCGACACGCTTCTTCTTGCCATCGACCTGCTGATAGATACCCCAATTGCAAAGTTCTGCGATGAATTTGTGATTCTCTGCGTCTGGACATAAGTATGCGAAGTGAGTGATAGGTCTGGTTTCGCCCATCAATTTCAGCATACGAGTATAGTAGCAAAGTTCCTTGCGAGTCTTTGACATCTTCGTACTCGCCATGTTACCTGTTTTCAATTCGTAGATACATAGACCTCCATCTGGATGTACGAGTACGCCGTCTATCATTCCTACGAGGACTACTTCGTATTCCGCATCCCATACGTAGTGCTTTACTTCGTATTCATCTGGCTCGAAACTCTCGATTCCCCACTTTGCGATACGACATTCTTCCAAGAACGCTAAGTTCTCATTCGCTATATCTTCACGACCCTCTGGAATAAGAGGGGAGAGGACAGACTGACCATCCCAATTATCGTATAGGATTTCGAGGTTCTTATGTACGAAGCCCCCACGAATCATAGCGGGAGTAGCAGGCATCCTTTGATTCTTTAATTGAACCTTCTCCCACCAGTATTTTCTCGGACACATATCATATCCGATGAAAGACGACTTCGATACTCGCAGAAAAGGCTTCTCTTCTGCGTCATTCGGGTCATACGAAGAGTTTTCTTGCAACTCTTTAGCATCCATTTCGGATGGGTCTTTCATACTCATTCCTCTTCGAGGGGAAGTTTCTGTTGTTCTTTATTCAAAGGTTCATTGCAGTAGGGACATTCATCCACTTTGTCAATTCCATCGAGGATAGGGGTTCTTACGATACCCCCACAGGAACCACATTCCTGCGAGTCCATGAGTCCTTGCGCTTCAAGCATCTTCGATATAATCGTATTATGCTTTTCTATTTCTTGCACAATCATGTTAAGGAAGGTATCCACCCTACTCACCATAATGCTCATCTTCTCGTCCAGTTCACGTATAGTCGGCTTTCTTTTGCTCGGCATAGTTAGTGGTTGTCCTTACGATAATATAAATCTGATGGCGAGGGACTTCGGGAAGTCAAGCATAAATGCCCTGCAAAATTAACCATGACCCTCTCAAGGAATACCACACACTCGCCAATTAGAATTATACCCACGCTGTCTTATCAAGACCACGTAGGGCGTTTTCGAGAGGCATATAGTCCCAAGACATGACCTCGTAGTACGGTTTTACTTTGTCTACGATGAACTTCTGTGCCATCTGTCGGTATCCAATTTTTGCTATACCCTCCAGTTCAGAAGGTTCGTCAAATGCGATATAATCACCATTCTCATCCAGAGTGCAGTAGAAGTACGAGTCTTTGCGATAGCCCTTGCCCAGATGCTCGTTAGCCCACGCCGCACCTGCTCTCGCCTCACTTAACACGCGATATTTATGCAAGTCCTGTTTCAATTTAGCCTTGATAGTCAGTTCCTCTGGGGGGATTTCCTTATTGACTACTGCGGAAGTCAATGTACTCAAGAGACCTGTTATTTCAGTCTCCTCACGACCCTCTAAAATACCATCTATGACCGTTCCCATAGCATCCTTCATCGCTTTAGGCAGTCTACTCTGCTTCATCTCGATTCCTTTGACGTATCGCTCTGGAGCATGATGCTCTCCATCCGTCCATGATACCATACCTGCGTAACGATTTTTAGCAACTACGAGGAATGAGGACGACCACTTCTCGAACTCGGTCTCGATAGGATACATAGCCTCGTCAATAATCTTCAAGGCCGCTACTCCTTCTTCTGGTGTTGCGACTTCACACATGATTGAATCCGTATGTCCGTAAATGACACGATGCCCGAGACCTTCCGCAATATCACGCAGTTGTCCCAATGTCTTGCGAGACGTGTAGGTGATAGCGGCTGCGATGTCTGGGTGATACATTCCGTACTTAGCATCTCCCGCTACTCCGTACATAGATGCGACAAGCGACTTCGTAGCATATTGTAGTGCATCGTATCGCTTTCGTTCTGCGTCGTTATCCGCTTCCTTCATCTTACGCTTGTACCTGTTACGCAACAATGTCATGTTATCCATCTGACGGCAAAGAAGTCCCTTGCGAGACCTATCGAACTTGATACCATTGCCGCAGTCCTGCGCTTTCTCGCTGTCATCGAGAGTAGTCCAACAAATACCATACTTGCTAATGTTGCTATGGTACATCGCTTTCACGTCGAAGATACCGATGTCATGATACAGACCCGCAACAGGAGTCATGATGTCTGCGCCTTCGTAATCTACTTTAGCAAACTTAGGCTTGCTTGGTATCTTCTGCTTGAAGTTCTCATCACGAATAGCAAGAACAGAAAACATCTTGGTAACGAAAGGCGTACTTCTAATATCGCATTGAACGATGTGTTGCAAAGCAGTAAAGTAACCAAGAACATCGACCAGTTCGTTGAGTCTGGGCAACAAGTCTACGTCCTGTCTTGCGTAATCCAGATATGTACCGAAGTCCGTGTAATACGTATCGTGGCCGTCCTCCAGAGGTACTTTCTTATCACCTAAGCAGAACTCGGATACTGCGTCGAGGGACATAGCAGGCAGTTGTCCGTTTTTCAGAGTCCATAACTTCTTGAAACCGACCATCAAATCAATACAGTTTATCCCTGCTAAAGGCTGACCCCAATCCCCGAAGTCATATCGCACACGCTTCATAGGGGATAGTAGGCGAGCATCGAGGTTATTCGCATTAAAACGCTTGAGTAACTGCTGCATATCTGCGTTTATGACGTTCCAACCTGTAATGATGTCTGGGTCATGCTTGACGAGCATACGTGTAACATCCAGTAGCATATCCCTTTCATTAGCAAAAGCCTTGAACTTCCTATCTCCAGACTCGCAAGCATCTTTACCATAGGGATGGTTTTTAGCAGGTATCGAATCGTAATGACCCGCTTCGTAATCTTCGTGGTGGAACCATACGTACTCGCCCATCTTCGAGTCTCGCACGACTATGATTGTAATTTCACCAGAATCTATCTTCCATTCCATATCGAGGAACCAGACTCGGTGTTCGTAATTGTCAAAACTTCTTCCAGAATCTGCTAAAACACGATTCTCCCATGCGATATTTGATTCCCATGTATCATGGTTCTTAGCGTATTCGTGCATATCCTGTGTAGACCTAAACTCTCTCGTCGTCAGAGTCTCTCCATACAGACCCTCATGCCGACCTGCGTCTGCTTTGACATAGCAGTACGGCTGTTTACCTTTGACTTTGTCTATACAACGCTCTCCTTGCTCGTTGCGATATCGCACGACGATACCGTTTTCTCTTCCTCTCTCGATAATCAGAGAATCACCTTCATGTCGAGTCTCCAAGTCTCATGGTCATAAAATTGACCCATATATTCTGCTTCATCCATAATATCTTCGACATCTTCCCATCGACCTACTTTCCAGTAACACAACGAACTAACCACCTTGCGAAGTTGCGCTTTCTTCACATCCGCAAGAGGATTCAATACGGTGATGATACTTTGACCGAACTGCGATAAGTAACGGTTCCTCGCTTTTAGCAAGTGTCTATGCAACCCCACACTTCTCCACTCGGGCATGACATACGTATTGCCTACGACTATGTACTCGCCCATATGATTGTAAGAAGTGTAGCCCAAGACTTCCACGCCATTAAAAACTACGAAGTATTGAGCATCTCTGTAAATATCTGGATAACCTTTCAACACAGGGTCGGGGTTATGTTCATTCTTATTATGCTCTAAAGCACACAACAAACCGAACTCTGTCATGTGTCTGATTACCAATTCGCCACTCTCTTCCATAAACAGAGATAAGACGAGATGTCAATATAAACCCTACTTCGAGCGACGACCTCTCGACCTCTTTTCGATGTCGTGAGTAATCAACCAGTTGTGAATAGTCATGGGGGATACGGCGCAGATACTTGCTATTTCTGCCATCGACATTTCTTCATCGACGTATTTCTTTAGGAGCCAATCTTTATCTTTGTAATCGGCCAATTTCTTGCGTATGAATCTACTTAGGTCGAGTTTCATTTCATTCCCACATTCGCATAGCAATATGTGAACCCCATATCCTTCGACATCCTGTTCAATCAATTCTTCGCATTCGGGGCATGGTACTGTTATGACATTCATACCATCACCCACATACTGACTATCATTTAAACCCAACTATCGTCGGCTAAATCGGGTGTATTGTTCAGCCTCTCGACCATACTTTTTGCTATTTCTGGATAGAGTTCGACCATAGTAGCATTCCTCCTGCGAGTAATCGCTGCTACGGCTGTCGTACCAGAGCCTGCAAAAGGGTCGAGAACCCAATCTCCCTCATCTGAGCCTGCTAAAACGCAACGCTCTGCTAACTCCACAGGATACGGAGCCTCATGCCCACTCTTAGATACGGGAGTAATCTCCCATACAGAGAACAGATTAGCCGCATTGTAGTGATAATCATGCGATTTAGAGAACATGAATATCGTTTCGTGCTTAGGGATGGGTCTCTTGATGTACGCTTCTGGTTGAGGATATGATTTAGTCTTAGACCAAATAATCTCACTTCGCAATATCCAACCTCGCTTCTGCATAGCAAAAGCAAATCTCCATCCGACACCAATCAGATTCTTGGGAGCCAATCCTTTGACTCTGCGACTTCCCCATTTGTTGCGACCTTCTTTGATACCGCCCTCTTTGTAATCAGAACCTGCTCCTCCAGAACCATTGTAGCAATCGCCCATATTGACCCAGAGAGTACCGTCATCCGTCAGTAGTTCTCGCACGTCATCAAAGGCACTACATAGTTCTTCGATATAATCATCGAGAGAGGAATCACTTCCGAGTTCCTCTTCTGAATCGCCGTAACTTCGCATACCGAAGTAAGGAGGGGAAGTAACGCAACAACGATACTTCTTCTTCTCTAAATCGACATTAAATATACTGCCTTCAACTACTTCCCACATACGCAGTTCTCCTATACACAGTACCGTTAGATGTAACTAATCTTTCAAGGTATCCCCACTTGACCATCAAGCGAAAGATAGCAGCGACAGACATAGTTGTTACACCAGACTTATTGCGAATAAAGGGATTGATTTCCTCGCAAGTACCGAGAGAGGAAGTAACTTCTCCACTTTCCATTTGCAGGACGTGGTGCATGACTGCTACTTTGAGATGTATCCTCTTCCTCGACATTATCTTACCCATCTTCGACAGAGCGTGTAGAATATCTTCTCTGGGAAGGCTACAACCACCCGCTACTGCCGATAAGATGTATTTATCAGACATACGAAACACGTTGAAGAATAATACCGATACCGACGATTTCGATTGCTAAAAGTGCGCCAGAAGCACCCTCTTTAGTCAAATCAAACACGACCAACTTAACGTCTCGGTTGCGCTCCACTAAAGCGAATGTATTTTCCAGACCACTTGCTACTATCTCGATAGTATCCCATTTTATCAACGTCAGCGATTCTACTAAGTCAGTATATGTTTCGCCGCCCATCTTGCTTCCGACCAGAACTTTGAGTTGTTCTGCATCTGGATTGGCAGAGATTTGGAAAGAAGGGCATTTCTGCCCATTCATAAGACCACTACTTAACGCATCGGAAAGTTCACCTGCTTTACAAGTCGCAGAAGCATCCAATGAAAGAATCTTTCCCGAAGAAGTAGTGTATGTCATGCTCTTTGTGTCATACTGAAACCTTCTTTCGTAAGACATATCTCGCCATTGCTTAAGAGTCTT